TGTTTGAACCATACTGGCGTTCAACTAGTTCTTTTACAGACGGAACACGATCCCACTGATGAACGATATGAAAAGGAACCTCTTCATTCATTACTAGATCGTTTTCAATTCGTGGTTGTATATCTTGATACATATTCTTATATGCATCCAAGTTCAAAGATCCGTTGATCACAGCTTGGCCAATATCACCATTACCAGCACTTACAGCACCTTCACTTGTACCAAGCTGCACAGCCCATCCATTCTTGTTAGTTGTTTTGAGACAACAGTTTCGATACGGACTAGATGAAACAAGGAAGTTGAATGTTGCTTGATCGACAATAGAAATAGGACGATTTATTGACATGTAATAAAGATGCAACATCATATCTCTAACATCATTAGCGTATCCTGAAATCGTTCCTACATTATAGATCAACTTCTCAGATAACTCACTAAAGACAACATGATCAAATGCATCAAATAGATTACGACGACCCCACGGTTCGTCTTTATATCTTAGACCTTCAGACGAAACAACAATACGCTTTGATGATAAATTTTTGCTTAGAAACTCACATGGATCTTTCTGAAAGATCACATCTCTGGTATCAGTAACAGTTACATATCGATAATGTTCATGTAGTTTGAGATAACCCCATATGTGTAGAAATCTTTCTACATGAGGTGGGATTTGATTTGATGCTTGGTATCCAACTACAGTAACACCATGTGTTTCAAGAATCTGTTTTGTTTCTTGTGAAATATTAGAACCTACAACTACAACGTCACCCTTGAAGTTAGTCTTATTGATCGAGTTGACCCAATATCGTAACTGATTCCAGTTGTAGTTTGATGCTCCTCCTATAATTAGGTCTTTACCCATGGGAACTTGCCTCCATAATATTGCTGCTGTGTCTTATTACCTTCAATGAAAAATTGTTCTGTTACTGAATTAGGATTACCATCTAGACGATAGCAAAGAGTATGCTTGCCGTTCGTATCATAGTTAGCATGGTCTTTGACTGAATATAAAAACTGTCTATCACCACCCCATCCAGAGTGCCAGAAATGACATGTTCTTTGAATGAACTCTTTCTTGAAACAGAAAGAAGATGTATCGATTAGATAATGCTTACCATGAGGAGAGTGGCGAGATAGAAAGATTTCCCACTTGCCAAGGCTCTCACAATTATCGTCACAAAGATACTCTTTATCAGGTGAAAAAATCTTGCGAAGAGAATAGGAAAAGTCTAGGTTCTTTGCTTCAATAGTCTTGACTAGTGTTTCAACATGGTCTGGTTCATACCAGTTGTCTTCGTCTAGAAAAAGAATGTAATCTGAGTTGATTAGATGCGGATAGGCAGCATAGATACGATGACCGTAGAAGTTGCCACCTGTCTTGCCCGTATTTTCTGGTGCACAATACACATTGACAAGCTGCTTTCCTTTACCTTCTGTATTGGCAACGACTCCAACTGTCTTGCTACTATACTCTGGACCATCGACAATAACAACATGTCTACACTTATACGTTTGATTTGCTACCGACCTGATAGCATCAGCGAGTTTTGGAGAACCGATAGAAGGTGTGATAACTGTAACTGGTTTTTCAATCACTAGATTCATAATAACCTCATTTGTAAATGGGGAGGGGTAACCCTCCCCGATAAACCTTCTGGTGCGCCTAAGCGTGAAGGTTCTGATTATTCTTATTTAGGTGACATACTATCTGCGATCTTCTGTGCCATTGAACCCCAGTTCTTAGCACTTTCGTTCAATAGTTGCTTTGTCGTTTCCTGAACACCAAATGGATCTAAGATATCAATCTTCTTAGTTTTCTTCTCCTCAGGAACAAAGCGTTCAAGGAAGATTTTGAGCATACCGTTGGCGAGTTCAGCATTCTTCACTTCCACTGTATCTGCAATGGTGAACTTCCGAGTGAATGCTCGATTGGCAATACCCTTATGAAGGTAGTCGCCTTCTTCGGTTTCGGTACTGCCTGTGATTGTTAGAACATCGCTCTTTAGTTCAATATCAAGATTATGCTTGCCGAAACCAGCAACGGCCATCTCGATCACATAATGTTCATCATCAATCTTCTTTACATTGTAAGGAGGATATGCTGGAATCTTTGGTAGGTAATCATTTGCTTCTGCGATGCGCTGAAGCACCTGTTCAAATCCAATAGCACCTTTTGAGATATCATTAGCAAAGGTGAATGGATCAAACCAGAACTTGTCTGTATTCTTGTTAGTCATATGTTTCTCCTATATGTTAGCGAGAGATATAAAGACGATACCTTTCGGCTATCATCATAACATTATATAGCAGTTTTCACGAATGTCAAGTGTTACTTGTATTGCTGGTATTACTCGTAGGTTTTGGATATTTTTGCTTTACTATATCACACGCAGCGATCCACTTATCCATAAGGGAATTATCACCTTGTGTTTGCCAATAAATTGCATCTGCTAATGTGCTAAGTGGAGGATATTCTGGCGCTCTAAGTTCCTGATAAGTAGGAGGACTAGGAGGCGGAGGCTCAACCTGATATATCTCACCTGTCCCAATGTTGAGATAAGATTTCTCAGGATTGAGAATAGGTGCAGAGAGTGTAATGATATCTCCATTTTCTATGCGCTCTTTCTCAATATATTCATCAGCCATGAATCCTGTAGAAAGAATTTTACCTGTGTTTTTGTCGTATCGTGCAAAATATGTCATCTTACAAAACTCGTCATTTCAAGTGAAACTAGACCTAGAAAAGCTGAATTGTCCAAAACAACTTCACAGGTCACTGATTGGGCTGTAGTAATACTGATCGGAATTGCAGCATAACAAGAATAATAGTTACGAAATCCAGATCCTTCCATAGATGAAGGTATAACTACGCTAAAGACTTCTCCATATCCTATGATATTGACTCTCATTCTATATCCTACGCCAAAGTATAGAGAATCGCCTCCGGCATATGATCCTCGTATGATCAATGTCGATCCTGCTTTACAAAACAAAGTTGCTTGTCCAGACTTCGCAGGAGATCCTGATTTCGACGCAAAGGCCACACTTGTTGCTGAACCTACTGCTAGTTGAGGCGTATCGACTGTTCCTGTTACCAGTAGATTACCGTAGATATTTACATTGGATTGAATATCCAAGGTATAAGTGGCGCCAGTACCATCAGCTCTCTTGACACCTGTAAATGTAAGGCCTCCGGTATTACCATCAATAGTACCTTGAACTGCCCACTGAGTGCTTAGTCCATTTGCTGTTTGAAAGACTTGTCTAATTGTAGCAGAATTAGATGACATCTGAGAATTTAGTGTCGTAATCTGCGATGCAAATGATGCATTTGCGCCAGCATACGCTGCTACTAAGGTGCTTACATTTGCCTGTGTTTGACCAATTCTACTATCGTCTGTAGCAACCCAACCAGCACCATAAATACCACTCCATACATATGTCTTATTGTTATCATCGGTATCATACCAAACCGGGGCGCTATAGCGTTGATAATCAGAAGGTGTTGTCTGATCTGCTCTTGCTCTATTGAAGAATGGTCTAGTTATAAAGATATAAGGGTTCTGACCATTAGTGCCTCCACCAAGAGGATCACCAGTGCTTCTATTTTCTGCACGAACAATAAATGATGCCTTAGCTGCAGAAGCAGGCGCATTAGCGAGAACAAAAAGTCTCTTGTAATTAGAAATAGAGGCACCACCAGCAAACTGACTATCATTGTTATCTGTCGACCAAGCCTCAGATAGATAATTCCAATTGACATCATAGAATACAATACCTGCATAAACACGACAACGGTGAGCGCCTGTGTATACAGAGAACTCATATTTACCACCACCAACAATGTTATATGACTGACCAAAACCATTGATGTCAAACACATAATAACCAGCAGATGATGCAGGAAATGTGCCTGCAATTGTAGCATAAGCCGTATGCTCATTCAATAGAGTATAAGTTGCGTTGAGATCAACACCTCTGTTGATGGTCAATCCTGTATTAGTCCATGTATCAAGACCAGCACCGAAGATGCTTGGAATATCCAAATTGCCTACAGGACAAGCATTCACACCAAATGGAAACAAATCTGCGTATGATGGTGATGTTGTTTGTCTAAATGCACTTCTAGGATTGAATGATGCTGTCAAGAAATCAAGTCTAGTAGCCAAGGCCTGAGTATTGGCAATAGCAGCATCGTATGATGTTCTAATATTTGCTGCAAGAGACGATGCATTAGACTGCTGAGATGTGTTAGATGAAACTCCAACATAGGTAGCATATTGGGCCAGAGCAGATGTATTAGAGATAAACGCTGTTCTTAGTGAACCAACATTCGCTGCTAATAGAGATGCATTAGCCTGCGAAGTTGTATTACCCGATACACCAACATACTGAGCATATGTTGCGAGCGATGATGTATTTGTAACAAATGCGCTGCGCAGATCACCTACGTTGGCAGCGAGCAACGATGCATTTGCTCCAGAGGCATTATTTGATGTTACACCTACAAAGGATGCAAACTGCGCTAGTGCTGCTGTATTTGTCAAGAAAGTTGATCTTAGCAAACCAACATTAGCAGCGAGTGAAGACTCATTTGCCAATGCTCTATTGTTTGATGACACACCAACATATTCGGCATAAGATGCTAACGCCGAACTATTTGAAACAAATGCTGTTCTTAGTGAACCAACATTTGCAGCAAGAGATGATGCATTAGATTGTTGGAATGTATTTCCTGATGCACCAACATACTGAGCATATTGTGCCAATGCTGTAGTGTTACTAACAAACGACGATCTAAGATCACCTACGTTGGCCGCAAGCAATGATGTATTACTATTTCCAGATGCACCAACATAAGTAGCGTATTGTGCTAGTGCTGCTGTATTCGTAATAAATGAACTTCTTAGAACACCAACATTTGCAGCGAGCAATGATGCATTAGACTGTTGAGAAGTATTACCCGACACACCAACATACTGAGCGTAGATAGCAAGCGCAGATGTATTGGTAACGAATGACGATCTAAGATCGCCAACATTGGCAGCAAGCAATAGAGTATTACTATTACCTGATGCACCAACATAGGTAGCATACTGTGCCAGTGCTGTTGTGTTAGAGATAAATGATGTTCTAAGATCACCAACATTTGCAGCAAGAACCGAGGTATTGCTATTACCTGATGCACCAACATAGGTAGCGTATTGAGCCAAGGCAGAACTATTGCTAATGAATGAGGTTCTAAGTTCACCAACATTAGCAGCGAGTAATGTAGAATTAGAGTTAGTAAAGTTATTTGATGAAACACCAACATACTGAGCATATTGTGCTAGTGCTGATGTGTTTGAAATAAACGCACTTCTCAATGATCCTACGTTGGCAGCCAATGAGGATGCATTAGAATTAGAAAAGTTGTTCGACGATACACCAACAAATTGAACATATTGTGCGAGAACTGAGGTGTTTGTCAAGAATGTTGATCTAAGATCACCAACATTTGCAGCGAGCAATGATGCATTAGCCTGCGAAGTTGTATTGGATGAAACTCCCACATAAGTGGCGTATTGTGCAAGAGCAGCACTATTAGCAACAAATGCAGTTCTTAGATCACCAATGTTTGCAGCCAATACAGATGTATTACTTGTATTAGCAAAACTATTTGCAGAGGCACCAACATACTGAGCGTATTGAGCCAAAGCAGCACTATTGCTAATGAATGCTGTTCGCAGATCACCTACGTTAGCAGCCAATACAGATGCATTGGATTGTTGACTTGTATTAGACGATGCACCAACATAGGTAGCATACTGTGCAAGCAATGAGGTATTGGTAAGAAAAGCACTTCTCAATTCACCGACGTTTGCAGAAGATGTATTGTTTGCCGAGACGCCAACATATGAAGCATATTGTGCAAGAGCAGATGTATTAGAGATAAACGCACTTCTCAATGAACCAACATTGGCGGCGAGCAATGATGCATTAGAGTTGGTAAAGTTATTAGATGACACACCAACATAGGTAGCGTATTGTGCTAATGTTGATGTGTTTGTTAGGAAAGTTGATCTAAGTTCACCAATGTTTGCCGCTAGTGAAGATTCGTTTGCTGATGCTCTACTATTTGAAGACACACCGACATAAGTAGCGTATTGAGCCATAGCAGATGTGTTAGATACAAATGCAGTTCTCAACTCACCAACATTTGCTGCTATCAACGACGAATTAGCCAATGATGTATTATTTGATGTAGTCCCAACAAAAGAGGCGAACTGTGCTAGTGCTGATGTATTACTAATAAAGGATGATCTAAGG